TGAGCTAAGGAGATCCCATGAAACTTGAAGATTTGAATTTGCCCGAAGGGCTGGTTGAGAGAATTCTCTACGCGGCAGGCCCGAGGCGAGACGCAGTCCTGGCTGAGTTTGCCAGGTTCCAGGTTGTTGTGCCTGAAGAGGTTGCGATGGCAGCGCCGGTCGTTGAAGACCCTGTAGCAGAGGGCATTGTTGAGGCTGATCCAGAGCTTGCTGCACCCGCCGAAGAGCCGGTAGCTGAAGCTCCTGTGGCAGAAGAGCCTGCCGCTGAGGAACCAGCAGCCGAGGAGCCAGCAGCCGAGGAACCGGCACCGGAAACTCCAGTCGTCTAACTGAGGTAGATCATGGATAGGCTTGTCAAAGCACTGGAGGCGATGCTCACCGAGAGTGAGGCCGCTTCATTTGAGGTAGGAGAGCAGCGGGAGATTAACTACCGCTACTACTCTCTGCAGCCTCTTGGGAATGAGGTTGATGGTCGCAGCCAGTACATCTCGCCCGACGTTATCGACTCGGTCGAATCAAAGAAGGCTCTCTTCGCGGAGACGTTCTTCTCTGGTCGACGTGTGGTCCGATTCAAGGGCGAGGACAAGCAAGACGCAGACGCCAAGACTGCCTACGTTGAGAGGCAGCTGAAGTTCAATAGCGTCCATGAGCTGTTCAGAGACGGCTGGCACGATGCATTCGTCGCCAAGAAGATGACGGTCGTTGCTGATTGGAAAGAAGACACTGACGACGTTGTCATTGAGCTGAAAGACGCCAATCAGATGACGGTCATGAAGATCCTTGAGCAGATGAGCCGGGATCATGGCGAGATCATAAATGTTGACGTGACCCAGCTCCAGGTGACGGGTCAGGATGAATCTGGCCCAGTGTCATCTGGCCCCATGACTGTCAGCTTCGATTCGTCTCACACGGACCTTTATCTGATACCCCCTGAGAACGCATTCAGAGACCCCTCAGCGACTTACGTCCGAGACGGCCAATGGTTCACCTACAGGGAAGATATCGCCCGTGGCGACCTCCTGAAGATGGGAGTGAGCGAGGATCAGGTTGATTCTTTGACGACCGACTACCGGTTCCGTCAGGAAGAGGAAGACAGCTCTCGTAAGGCGCATGACCGGTCCTGGACCCGTCGCCAGCAGCACAAGAGGGCAGACAACCAGGAGCTGGTGAGTGTCTACCGGACCTTTGCCTGGTTGGACCTGGCAGATTACGACGATGACCTGGGGGGCGAGAGCCAGTACGGGCTGTTCAAGATCTGCTGGACCAGCAAAGAGATCCTGCGGTACGAGAACGACGAGCCGATGATCAAAGAGGTGCCTGAGATGCCCGTCTTTGAGTGGACTGAGTACAAGATCAGCCACGCAGAGAATGGCATGGCAGACGCTGACCTGACGGTCCAGACGCAGAAGGTTCAGTCTACCCTCAAGCGGCTCATCATCGACAACCAGCAGATGAGAAACACCACCAGGTACGAGGCGACCATTGGCGCGGTGAAGAATCCCAGAGAGCTGATCGACAACAACATTGGTGGCACAGTGTGGACCCGTCGGCCTGGCTCGATTACGCCCCTTGCGACACCCGAGCTGTCGCCCCTTACCTTGTCCGTTATCCAGATGCTGAACCTGGACAAGGAGTCACGTTCTGGCATGTCGTCCCTGTCGAAGGGCATGAACATGGACGCGATCAGCAACCAGAACGCTGCAGACATGATCGAGAAGCTCACGTCGAGCGGCCAGAGGCGCGTCATGAGAGCCGCCAGGGACTTCGCTCAGACGTTCATGATTCCGCTCTGTCAGTACGTCTACAAGCTGGGTGTGCGTAACGATAAGCGAACCCATAAGGCAGAGGTCGCCGGCAAGTACCAGATCCTTGAGCCAGCCAAGTGGCCGGACATGGACATGGACATGGAGATCTCTGTCGCACTGACACCAGACGAGTGCGAGAGACACGCCAAGGCTCTCATAGGCCTCTATCAGTTCCAGATGATGGACCCAGACCTGAAGATGGGTTTCGGGTACGCACAAAAGCATGCCCTGCTGGATGAGATCTATGATTGCCTGGGTGTGCCAGACAGTTCAGCTTACCTGCTCCGTCCTGACTCACCAGAGTACCAGAAGAAGCAGCAGTTCCAGGCGCAGCAGATGCAGGCCCAGCAGCAGCAGATGCAAATGCAGATGCAGATGCAGCAGGTAATGCAGCAGAAGCAGATGGAGATGCAGATGACGGACATGCAGTTCAATCACTGGATCAGGCAGTCAGAGGACGGCAGGCAGTGGTCAGAGCTTCAGATCCAGAAGGCCAGGGCAGACATGGACGCCAGGAACATCATCGCTGACAACATCCGAGATGACGAGAAGCTCGCCTGGGAGATCGAGAAGGGTCAGCAAGAGATCGATATCGAACGTAGCCAGAAGAGAGGAGCAACCATTGGTTAGCGTGAAACGATTCGCCAAGCCCAGACACCAGACCAGGGTGCTGGCTGGCATACCAAAGAAGCGGTCGGCTCTGCCAGACGCAGAAGCGGTCGAGAATCCAGTAATCAAACGTCAGCTACAGAGGAGAGCGGAGCGTGAGCCAGGATACAAAGAAGCCAAAAAACGGGAATTCGCCAAGAGTCATCTTCAGCGAGTTGCCGCCAAGCAAAGAGGAATTGATCCAGAGGGGGATCGACGCAGCGAACCTGCTGATGTCCCCAGTGTACGGGATAGCGCACCAGAGCGTGATACAGAACATACAGGACGAGTGGTTGGAAAGCGAACCACACGAACAGCAGAAGAGAGAGGGGCTTTATTGGAAAGCCTGCGCTCTGTCAGCAGTGTCATTGAAGATGGCGGCGATGATTCAAGAAGCCCAGGCACTGGATGAGGAAACAGTAAAGCGTGAAGAAATGAACGCGAACTTTGAGTAAACGGTTGAACGTCAATAAGAGGAGAGTACAATGACTTTACCGAATCCGCAGAATAACCAATCGGACTCTGCACCCAGCTTCCAAGAACGGAAGCGACAAGCACTCGCCGAAGAACGCGGCATCATTGAAGATCAACCGCCGGAAGTGCCAGATCAAGTCGACCTGGAAACCAGGAGAGAAGACCAGGACGCCCATCAACCGCTCATCGATGATGATGACGACCTCGAATACAACGAGGACTCCGAATTTGAAGACGATGCTGACGGAGTGGATCTCCAAGACGAAGATTCCGAGGGTGATGAGCTGAGTGAGGACGCAGCCCATTGGAAAGCTCAAGCCGAAGAGGCAGAGCATCTCAGACAAGAGATGCAGAGAGATTACACCCGCAAAACGCAAGTTCTAGCGACACAGCGAAAGCAGCTTGAGCAGGACGCAGCGTTGAACCAGCAGGTGCTTGCCACCTACGTTAATAACGCGAACCAGTATCTGGCGAAGTGGGAAAACGTAAACTGGCAGCAGCTACAGTCAACACTCGATCCTGCAACGTACCAGAAGAGAGTCACTGAGTATCGTAATGCTGTCGCACTGAAGGACCGCGCTCTGGGCCAGCATCAACAGTTTGTTGATACCGCCCAGGAGATGCTCGAAAGGCAGAAGACGGCAGAGGCCGAACTAAGCCGGGACATCTTGAAAAGCACGATCCCGAACTGGGGCAACGAGCTGTACGGCCAGTTAGCGGAATTTGCGACAACGGAGTTGGACTACTCGCCGGAGGAGTTTGGTGAAATCACGGACCACCGTGTCATACGGATGATCTACCGAGAGTTTGCCGCAAGAGACCCCCAGGCCAGCGTCCAACGAATTCGCAAAAGAGGTTCCCGACCAAACTCGTCACGGAACCCTGCTCAACGGGAGCGTGGATCAAATGGAAGGTTCACGAACGCTGAGAGGACTCACAGGGAGAACCCTGGTGATCGTGACGCGACACGCGAATACTTCAGAATGAAGCTTGAGCGTGAGAGGCGGGGCCGCAAGTAGGAGATTATCCTCATGGCAGCATTTGAAAGTTATACCCAGCTTCGACAGAAAGAAGACGTACAGGACGAGATCTATATCATCTCCCCTGTCGACAACCCCGTAGCATCGATGTCCAAGACAATTCGTGCGACGGGTAAGCTCCACGAATGGACCCAGGACGTCCTGCAATCCGCTGGTGCAAACCGTGCGGTTGAAGGTGCAGCAGCACCGGCAGACAGCTCTGCGGCAGTAACGGAACTCAACAACTATTGTCAGATCATGACAAAGGCTGCTGAGATCACCGGCACCCTGGAATCCGTTGACAAGTACGGACGCGACTCTGAAATGGCGTACCAGCTTGAGCTTCGTTATGGCGAGCTTGCCAACGACGAAGAGCTGGCGATTGTAGGCGCGCCAGGTGGTACTCGTCAGAGTGCTACTGCGGGTTCAGCGTCTGTGGCTCGTCAGATGGCATCACTCCACAACCAGTTGGACTCAAGCGTGATCACTTACGCGACAACCAACCGGCTGACTGGTGGTACTGCTATCACGACGATTGCGGATCTGGAAACGATCCTGCTGGAAGTTCACCTGGCAACGTACAACGAAGGCGGTAACCCCAACTACCTCTTCACGTCGCCAACGAGCGCCCAGTACATCAGCTCATTTGCTTACGCGACCGGTCGTCAGCGTGACATTCAGAACCAGCGCCAGCTGGTCAATGTCATCGACCTGTACGTGAGCTTCTACGGTGAGCTGACGGTGGTTCTGGACAGAAACATGGACAGCACTCAAGAGTGTTACCTGCTTCTGGACTTCAACTACCTGGCAACGCCGGTACTGCGACCTACTGCAGACTGGCCGATTGCAAAGACTGGTGACTCTGATGTACGTCAGATTCTCCGAGAGTCTACCTTCGCTGTTCTGAACACGAAGGCACACGCAATGCTGGACAAGATCCCGAGTGGCTTGACCTAAGCCAGCAGCCCCCTTGGGGGAGGAGTAGATAAATGAGGCCTGATTGCATAGATTGCGGCAAGCCCGCAGATTCCAAGGGTCACGGCAGGTGGCACAAGAAATGTACTGCCTGTCGGAAAACACCTTGGGTTATCTTCAAGGGTGATGACTGTGATCTGTGCGGTTTTGTCCCTGTTAACAAGTGCCAACTAGACGTTGATCACATAGACGGGAATAAAGCCAACAATGATCCAAGCAATTTGCAAACGCTTTGTGCTAACTGCCATCGTTTAAAAACATTCTTAAACAATGACCATTTAGATAAAGAGCGTTGTGAGTTTGAATCGCTTCAAGTCTCATTATTTTAACCTCCCCCCTTTCTTTTTCTTGACCGGAGGGACGATGGCAACACACAAGCGAATGACTAAGGTTCTCGGTGAATACTGCCGGGGATTTGCATCAGAGGACGGTCAGCACTACCGCACCGAGCGGCAGGACATGAAGCCAGTTCTCGACCACGTTAAGTTCCTTGACGAGAAGGTCAACTCTGCTCCGAAGACAGGCAACCGCAACGACATGCGGTATGTCGGTTCTATCCCCATGCTGGTGCTGACTGACTGGCTGAAGAACAACGGCTACACGATGGACCAGTGGGCGAGGGACGAGGACAACTGCAAGCAGAAGTTCATCTCTCATCTTCAATCAGAAATGCCAGCATTCCTGGCGAAGAAGAAGAAGTCTTCCCAGATCATTATGGCGGGGTGATGAATGGCTACAGTGACAGACATAGGTACGCTCAAGGCTGAAATAGCTGCTTACCTTTACGACCGGTCTGACCTCACGGCGCAGATCCCCAACTTTATTGATATGGCGCAGAAGCGCCTTTTTCGCGTCCTGCAGTGCCAGGAAAACGAGAAGCTTGCATCCGGCACGTTGCCTGCTAACGAGTACGCTCTGCCTGCAGACTACAAGGCGCTGCGGTACATCCTGGTTAACGACAAGCCGATGGAGAGCGTCTCTGATATTGAGCTGAGATCCAGGCTGAAGAACCAGCCTGGTAACGGTGAGCCTTCCGCATTTTCACGTATCGACACCAAGTGGATCTTCCACCCACCACCCGACGACACCTACGACATTAACCTGTACTACTACGCAGATTTGTCGAGTGACGTTACCAGTGACGTGGCAACGAATGCCGTGCTGACTGCTTACCCTGATCTGTATGTTTGGGGTTCGCTTCTGATGGCCGCGCCGTACCTCAACGAGGACAATCGTATTGGCACTTGGAAGGCGTTGTATGACGACACGCTGCAGACGATCAATGAGCGAACCTTCGACCAGGAATACTCTGGGTCGAATATCTCAGTGAGAAATGCATATGGCGACTGAGTCTGGGACATACATTTCTGACTTTGATATCACGAACCCTGCTGACAATGCGGCCGCAACAGAGCTGGACGATCACCTTCGGCTCATCAAGTCATTCTTGAAAGCGACGTTCCCTGGCACTGGTGGCGATCTCTACGATGAGCCGGTAACTGCCACGTCAGATCAGATCGATGGCTGGGATGCGCGGCTGACCGCACTTGAGGGTCTCTCGTTGGCGCAGGTCTCTCCCGTCGCTGGCAGAGTGGATACAACTGGAGTGAGTAGCGGGACCATCACAGTATCTGGCGTTGGCTTCCAGCCAAAGATGATCTGGATCTGGGGTTCCGGTGATGCTGGTCCGGGGGAGAGTGGCTTTTCGTTTGCAGCCTGGCATGAGGACCATGACAACGGCTACCCGACAAGCTTTAGCGCAAACCCTGCCTCTAACTTCGCTGAAAGCAGAAACCTGGTTTCCTTCGCTTTTGTTCAGTACGCAAATTCTGGTAACACCAGTGATGTGTTGTCGATTGATAGCGTAGGCAGCGACGGATTTGATTTCTCTATCAACAAGAAGACTAAAGACATGCAAGTTAACTGGGTGGCGTTTCCATAATGGGACTGAATAACGCTGAATACATCGACGGTCTGAACCCGAACGACCCAACTTTTCAGGACAGGGTAGTTGATGCTGCGTCTCATTTGAGAGCAATCAAGAAGGCGCTGCAGCAGACGTTCCCGAATGTGAACGGCGCGGTGACTGAAGGGCCGGATGGTCTTAACGGATTCGAGGCAAGAATCGCAGCCCTGGAGGGAACGCTGGGCGCGTTTACTCAGCAGGGCGTTGCCAGCGGCAGGTTGTCGATCAACACCTCTGCTGGCAACTACAGTGTAACTGGGCTGGGGTTCCAGCCTACGCTGCTGGTTGCGATGGCTGCAGGCGATGACACTGTTTTGGCAACGCTCTCCGCGAACTACTCGATTGGTTTCACAGACGGCACCAACCAGTACAGCCTGTCAGGCACTTCTGACGACACTTATGCGGGAGATCGAACTTATCAAAGCGCGTCCTACCTGCTCGACATGTATGGGTCGAACGAGACCTCTGCAGCCAGGGTGACGATTGTGTCGCTCGACTCTGATGGCTTCACGGTCAACGAGTCGCTGGGTCTGTGGGACATCGACATAACTTGGATGGCATTTGAATAATGGCTTTAGATCCTGCGAATTACATCGAAGACCTGGACGCTACCCAGCCGCCAGCCAGTGATCCTGCGTCACAGGCTGACGATCACATGAGAGCGATCAAGAAGGCGATCAAGCAGACATTCCCGAATGGGTTCAGTTCAGCGATGTCGATCACTGACGAGCTGCTGAACGGATTTGAGGGGCGTATCGCTGCGCTTGAAGCTTTAGGCTTGCCTACCATGAAGTCACCCAAAATGGGTCGACTGACGGTCCCTACGGGCGCAGGAAACACGGCAGTCACAGGGGTGGGGTATGAACCCAGCCTGATCGTCTGCGTAGTGAATATTCCTGATACCGGCGAGATGAACCTGTCGATGGGGTTTGCGCCGCAGACGACATACAGCGGAGGCGTTTGTTCCTGGTCAGGCACGTCATTCACCAGCAACACTGCGAGTAGTGGATTCCAAAATCAGCTTTGGAGCGTCAGCCAATGGAACGGCTCAAGCTGGGCTGTTAAGACTGTGGGCCAGCTGCTTTCGCTTGATGCAGACGGCTTCACTCTCGACAACGGGTTTGCTGACGTGACCGCAGAAATGATCTGGATTGTGTTCCCATGAATAAGACCATTCCTCTTCGCCAGATCGGACTCGCTGGTCAGATAAAGGACATCCTGAACTCTGATATACCGGCCCAGGGAGTCCGGTCTGCGCGATCCTGTCGCATCGAGGATCAATCTCTGCGCTCATACGGCAACGCGAATGAGTACTTGTCTGACGTTGCCGGAGAGACCTTTCTGTTTGCTCACCCTTTCTGGAGAGCGAGTGGTGATGGCTGGGTTGTTGTTTCCCTGGTGTCTGGTACGCCAGACACGATTAAGGTTGAGTTCGTGACCCTTGGCGGCTCGAAGACGGTTATCTCTCCAGCGGCATCGCTCGACATTAGCGCGACAGAATGGTGTGCGGTTCAGTTGGGCGAGTGGTTCATCCTGACGAACAATGGCGGCGTCGACAATCCGCAGTGGACTGATACCGCTTTGACGGCAATGGTCGACATGCCTGGTTGGCCCACGGCTTACAAGTGCAACGTCATCACGGTATACAAAAACTTCCTGGTCGCTGCAGGCATCTCCAAGACTGCTGGCTCCGGCGACGAGAGCAGGATGGTGAAGTGGTCGCACCCGTATGCTGACGGTGACACCACAACCTACTGGGATCACACGGACCCGACGATTCTTGCTGGCGAGACTCTGCTGGCAGAACCTGGCAGGGCGATCACTGCGCTGCAGTCATTCAGGGATTCTTGCATGGTTTACTTCGACCGGCGAACCTGGAGAGCTGACTTTGTAGGTGGTCAGTATGTATTCAACTTCAGGCAGGTGTTCAATGACGACGGATGCGTCGGGCCGCTTTCTCATGTGGCGACACACGAGGGCGCGATTGTGTTTGGTCACCGAGACGTCTACATCCACGATGGTGCGACGAAGAGATCCCTGACCGACGGCAAGATGACTCGATACATCTACGAGACAGTTGACCTGTCTTTCTCGCCGGTTGGTGCCTGGTATCCGAAGCGGAACGAGATCTACTTCCTGTGCCGGTCCTATACGACGGGCGACGGGAACCTGTTCTTTATCGCCAACACGATTCACGATTACGCCTGGACTGAGGTCGTCGCGGAGCTGAATGGCGATGGTTTGTTGACACACATGGCTGTTGGCCCAAGGCCTTCAGATGGCGCTGTTGTGTACACTGACTGGACGACTGAGACCTATGACGAGTTTGGTGACACCACCTTTGCGGATCTGTCAGGGCAGGACGAAACGGTAACGCTGCTTGGCGTAAGTGAGGGCCAGGGCGTTGTCTGGAACATGGATTACTCCGGCGCGACGGGTGTGGTCGACACGTTCAGGCGTGACGCCATGATTGAGCATCGAGCGATTGATCTCGATGAGATGGGCATGGGTGCCAACAAGATTATTTACCTCAACCGCATCATCCCGCAGATCTCAGGCACTGGAGTAGTCAAGTTCATTATCGGTACGCATGACACGCCGGAAGGATCGATTTCCTGGAAAACTGCCGTGACGTATGACCTTGATGACGCCGACCAGTATGCGGTGGACATTCGCGCCGCCGGACGTTATCTGGCGTATCGAATTGAGCCAAACGACGAGAACGATCCTGCGCTGTTTTCTCTGAGTGGGATGGATCTTGAAGTCTCTACGCCGAGAGGGACCAGGTAATGGATGACGATTATCTAGCGTTTAAGCCGGTCGAGATTCATGCGGAGAATCCGGCAGAGCTTCTCCTGGTACTGAACGAATACTTCCGAGTGATCTCTTCGAACCTGGACAGACTCAACGGCGACCAGTACCAGTTCCGTAAGTTGCAGTCAGAGCCGTACCACAAGTACGACGGGCTGACGGTTTTCGCTGACGGCACCAACTGGAATCCAGGCAGCGGCCAGGGCATTTACACATATTACAACTCAGCCTGGAACAAGCTGGGGTAGGAGACTGTAATGGCTAGCATATTTGACAGCACCAAGACTACAACCAGTGAGCTGACGCCGTGGTCTGAGACGATTGACCCAATCAAAGCGGCGCTTGGTCTTATTAACAATCAGCCGAACTGGACCTCTTACCAGGATGATTGGGTCGCCAACATGAACCAGGGGCAGAAGAATGCTCTGGACGGTTCACAGGGGTTTGGCATGGGCGGCATGCAGACCTTCGGCGGCAACATGATGACGATGGGTCAGAACATGATGTCCGGCTACGGTCAGGCCCAGAACTTCTACAACCAGGCGCTGGGCTGGAACCCAATCACCAATCAGGGTCCAGACATGCAGATGGTCGCCATGATGGCTGACAACCCGTACATGACGGGCATGATCGATGCTGCATCGAGGGACATTACTCGCAACCTGTACGAGGACCAGATGCCTGGTATTGCGGCGTCTTCTGCTGGTGCTGGGCAGACGGGTTCATCGAGGCGCGGAGCGGCAGAGGCGATTGCTGCCCGTGGCGCTGCTGACAGGATTGGTGATATTGCAGCCAATATGAGGGGGTCTGCCTACGAGAAGGCGCTGGGCATTGGTGCTGACATCGCGTCAGAGAACGCGCAGCTTGCGTTCAAGAACCGAACTCAAGGCTTGGATGCTGCTGATGCGTTGAGGCTGATCGGTGGCGCTGGTGCTGATCTGGTGACCACTGGTGCTGATATGCGTCGGACAGGTTACCAGGACGCGCTGAACGCTGGTGATCGATACCAGCAGCAGGAGCAGGCAGAGATCGACGCCTTGCGGGAGCAGCACATGCTTGACCAGCAGCTGCCCTACGACCAGGCAACAGCGGCGCTGAATGTTCTCATGGACCCTGCCATTAAATTTGGCAAAGACGAGGTCAAGGAAGTAGAGGATTGGGATGGTGAACTTGACGTGATTACCGCTCTTCTCACCGGAGGTGGTGGTGCTGACATCACCATCCAAGACCTGATCAGCGGAGACATTACAGCGGAAGGCGGCACTGGTGGTCAAGGCGGCAATGTTGGCGACATTGATGTTGATGCCCAGGGTGGTCAAGGTGGTAACGTCGGAGACGTTTCTGCTGAGGCCGAGGCCAGGGCCGAGGGTGGCAGCTCATCATCTGAATCGAGCAGCACCAGCGGCAACAATTCTGGCTCTATCACTGGCAATCCTGACCTGGACAAGACGGTCACAGACGCTGTCGTTAAGGCGGCAAAGGCTGCTGCAAGCGGTGGGGACTTTGAGAAGATCCTCACTGGTGCGCTCGGTGCTGGTCTGGCCGGTGTCGCTATTGAGTGGGCGAAGAATCAGTCCTGGTGGCCGTGGGGCAAAGAAAACGAAGGCGAAGAGGCTTCTGAGGAAACTGAAGAGACTGAAGGCGCTGGCGATAACGACCCCGACAACCGGCAACCGGAAGGCAACAACGACCCTGATGTGACTGACAACGCTGTTTTCTCTGAACCTCAAGAAGGGCTTTCTGATTGGGCGAGGCAGACTAATGAGAGTCCTGTCATCCCTGGCGTTGGGGTGGTCCTTGACGACAACACGATGGTGCAGAAGGGGAGCATCCCGCAGCAGATCTGGGACGAGATCGTGAAAGTTGCTGACGACGGATTCTCTGATAACGGTCAGCTCCCGAGCAGGCAGCAGATCAATGACATCCTTGGCGGCACTGGTCAGGACCAGGGTGATACGACAACCGACACCAATACGGATACGAACACTGACCAGCCAACAGGGCTTTCTCAGACAGAACTTCAGAACCTGGAGACAGCCATTTTTGATGCCGGTGGCATGGCGGCTGATGTTCAGGCCGGTGTTGGCGCTTACAACACGGCTTACCAGGAAGCGATCAGCAACGACGCATCTGAGGAAGAAGCTAAGGCGCTTGCAGAAGAGGCCTTCGACAGCTGGTGGAGGGATAGATTCGGTGAGCCTGGTGTGGGCCAGAACGACACCACGGACCAGGACGCTACCGGCATATTGATCGGCGGCGTTGATGGTAACGAGAACGCTGGGTCTTCGTTTGCGAACGGGTTCGACGGCACCGCTGGAATGAGTTCTGGGATTTCTATTGGAAGCGGCAACCAGGGTGGCCTCGGTTCGGAGGGTGGCGGTCTTGGGGGCGACATGGGCGTCCTTGGAGACCAGGGCGGCATCTTCAGTGGAACTGCAAGGCATTCACGAATGATGGCAAACAATGCCGGGTATGCTGCTGCCTATACTGCGGCCATCAACGCCGGATTCAGTCACGAAGAAGCGGTAAGCAAAGCAGAAAGAGCGTCTAAGAAGGACGACTAGGAGAAGGGTATGAACAACATCGTTGAAGGCGAACACGATTGGATGAAGCGGGGCGGCTATGACAGGGTCTCTGGGCTTACTGCAGCGATGCCTGCGCCTCAGCCTATGTCGAACCCTTTCGGCATGGGCGGCGGCTTCAGGGGGCGTCTGAGGGACGCTCTGCTTGCAGCTTCTCCTGCAGGGCATTCAGACAATCGAATGGAGAAGGTCATCGAGGCGCGTCTATGGGACCGGGGCATGCACCCTGACCAGCAGGCTTTGCGTACCGGCGGCAGAGACACGTCATCCATCAAGAACATGGAGTACATGATCTTCGCTGCTGAACAGAAGCTTGGCCGCAGGATGACCTCCCAAGAAAGGGCTGAGTTCATCAACAAGAACTGGTATCCGATGCAGCGGGGGCCGACTCAGTACGACGTGAATGGCGTCCCGATTATCGGCCAGCAGACGCCTGACGGCGGCTTTATGGGGATGCCTGCAGCCAACACGGTTGGTGCTGACCCAGGTGTGCCTGTGGACCCATCACAAGCACCAGGGTCTCCGGCACCCGAGTACCCAGCTAGCCCATCAGAGGCTGCAGGGATACCAGGCGCGGCCCAGAGAAACATCTCCCTGCAGGAGGCTCAGAGGCAGGAGAA